AGTCTATAAGGAGAGCTTATGAACAGACGGGGAGACGGGTCGGGTAGATATGCCCGTGGCCCGCGGGTTCCGAAACCTCGCCAGCAGATCACGGTGAGGTTGCCTGCGGACTTGATTGACTACGCCGAGCGGGAAGCCTACATTCGCTCGGCTCAGCCGCCATATAATGAAGTCACCATGTCGGACGTCATTCGGATTGCCCTGCAGCATCTGCGGGACACTGCTGCAGCGACCGTCCCGCCTGATCGTGATCCTTGCGTTCACATTCAGGCCTCCGACATGATGTTCTGCTCTACCTGCGGGCTCAGGTGGGACACTAACGATCCGAGCCCGCCTGAGTGCCCTAGAAAGAAAGTTGCGCCATGACCAAGAAGACAGACAAGGCTTGGGACTTTCGTCCCAGTGAGTTGGAGGCCTACCGCAAGGGCGGTTTCCATCTCATTCCACTCAACAAGCCTGACACGCTCGACGCCAAGAAGCGGCCGATCGGTAAAGCCCCGCTCAATTCAGGCTGGCGGCGACTTCCTCCGCTGTCGATCGAGGAAGCCCTGCAAATCATGCAGGAAGAGGGGCACAACGTCGGTGTGCGCCTGCGTGACACGGACCTCGTCATTGACGTCGATCCTCGCAACTATGCCGAGGGTGATGATCCTCTGAAGCGCCTGCAAGAAGACCTCGGAGTGGACTTCTCTGGGGCTCCGCTGGTCGTGACTGGCTCCGGCGGTCTTCACATCTATCTGAAGAAGCCTGCCGACGTTGCCTTGCGCGACAGCCTTGATGCCTATGAAGGCGTGGAGTTCAAAACCCTCGGCCGACAGGTTGTTGCTGCTGGGTCCGTCCATCCGGGCACCGCAAAGCCCTACCTGCTCGACGCTCTTGGCGAGCAGTTGGAGAATGCTCCTGAGGCTCCCCACGCGCTGATCGAAGTTATCAAGCGGCCGGGCCGAATGGCTGGTGCGACTGCTGGCAAGCTGCGCGACAAGCCTGAGGCGCTCGAGGAGGCATTGAGTTTCCTGGATGCGACCGAGTTTGGCAAGGGCTCACATGAGCGCTGGCTGCAGCTCATGCTTTCCTGCCACCACGCAACGGCAGGTGAAGGCCGGGCAGAGTTCCTTGCTTGGTGTGCAACCGATCCGGAGTATGCGGACCAGACGGCAATGGTCGGTCGGCGCTGGGACAGTCTGCACTCCGAAGGCGCACGGGTCATCTCCTACAAGCACCTGTTTGGCCTTGTTGCCAAGTCCGGTGAAGCCGGTAAGAACTGGGTGCGTCAGGTCGACCGTATTCCCGCCGAGGAAGACTTCCCCGACTACTTCGCCGACGAGGACGAGCAGCGCGACCTGCAGGAGATTTTGGACAGTCTGCCCGAAGGCTCCAAGAATGTGAGCGAGGCTCTCGAGTGGTTTAACCGCGAGGGCTTCTGCGCCGTCATGGATGATGGCCAGTTTCGGGTGATGCGTCAGGTCGAGGATACCATGTGGAGGTTTCTCGGGCGCGACGGCAAGGAAGACAAGCCGCGCATGCGCTGGGAAAGCATGAAGCGCCAGGACTTCCTCAACTTCTATGAGACCAAGAAGGTCGAGAGCACGAATGACAAGGGGAAGACTACGGTCACCCAGCTCGCTCCTCAGTGGCTCGGCTGGAGCGGTCGCAAGGAATACGAGGGGGTGATCTTCGATCCTGCAGGGCGGTTTCGCGGCAAGCGACTGCTCAATCTCTGGACGGACTGGGCGGTTCAACCGAAGAAGGGGGACTGGTCCCTGCTCAAGCAGCTCCTCCTCGAAGCCCTGTGCGATGGGAATGAGGAAGCCTATGAATACTGCCTTAACTGGGCGGCGTTCATGGTTCAGCATCCTGATCGACCTGCCGAGGTTGCGGTGGTCTTCCGTGGAGGCAAGGGCGTTGGTAAGGGCACGTGGGGCAGGGCTTTGGCTCGTCTCTGCGGGAAGCACTCCCTGCAGATTTCGAACCAGCACCACTTCACGAACCACTTCAATGCCCACTTGCGAGACTGTATCTTCCTCTTTGCTGACGAGGCCATGTGGGCCGGCGACAAGAAGGCTGAAGGCGAGCTCAAGCGCCTCATCACTGAAGACACGCTGGCAATCGAAGCCAAGGGCAAGGACGTGATCCACACGCGGAACATGCTCCATGTCATGATGGCTTCGAACGAAGATTGGGTCGCGCCTGCCGGTCTTGAAGACGAGCGCCGGTTTGCGGTCTTTGAGGTCACCTCGAAGTTCCAGGGCAATCACGGGTTCTTCCAGCGACTGAACGACCAGCTCAACGACGGCGGTTTGCAGGCCCTTCTCTGGGACCTGAAGACGCGGGACATTTCGAAGTTCCATCCTCGTCGTGGCATTCCGAAGACCGGAGCGCTGGCCAAGCAGAAGCTCGCCTCGATGGACTATCTGGACCAATGGTGGTATAACTGCCTGGTGAACCGGTCCCTGGGCAAGGACATTCATCCTGCCGAGGGTGATTGGCAGATTGGCAAGGCGCGGTTCCTGTCTCACGACATTCAACAGTCGGTGGAGCAGTATCTCCAGAAGGCTGGAGACCGGAGCCGCATGCGTCGGTCCACGATGACCTCTGTCGGCGATCGGTTCAAGTCTCGGGTGCCGAATGCCAAGCATATCCGGTTCATGGCTCCCAAGGACCGTTTGCTCGAGCTGGGCGAATGGCTGAACAAGGACGGACGGACCTACGGTTACGACCTGCCCTCCGTGGACGATTGCCGTCTGGCTCTTGAGGGCCTTATTGGTGAGGCTCTGGACTGGGATCAGGACGCCGAGGATGCAGGAGCCCTCGAGGTTGTCGAGGACGTCGACCCTGCGGTCGCAGACGTCCTCGACGAGTTTGACCCGCTCGCTTAGAGGTCCAACACGATCAGGTCCCGCGTCTTAACGGAGCGAGACAGACTTTCAAAGGGCTCGGCGGGGTAATACTCGCCGGGCTCATCGTCATTGTGGAAGTCGAGCAGGGTGTCGAGAACGTCGAGTTCACCCTCAGACAGGTTGAGTTGATAACGGGGCTCCGGAGATTGGGCCATGGCCACGGTTTCTTCGGTCGCCCTCAGGACTTCATCCTTCAGGGTGTCGAGGTCCGAGACCTCATAGGGCTCCTCCCACTCCTGCATGCACTCCCACGCAGGTCCCTTGTCCAGATACTGTTCTGCGAGTTCACGCAGGGCATTCACCTGACGGTCAGTCAGGCGGAGGATCACAGTTTTCATTTCCACTTCTCCTTGAGTTGCGAGATACCCCGCACCATTTCATCCTTACAGAAGTTGGGCATCCGTTCCCAGTAACGCAACTTCCGACGGGCAATCTCCATCTCTTTCTCACATTGACAACGTTCCCCACGGTCTGTGGTGTTCTTGGAGATGAACTCCAAGGTGAGGAGGTTGTCAAAGTGTTTGAGGTATTGTTTGGTGGAGTTCACACGGGTGAAGTCTATGGTTCCTTGGAATGGTTCCTGACTGTCTGAGTAGATGAACATGGTGTGGGTCTCTCTTGTTTACCCTCTCAATCTACCCCGTTCTCCCTTGAATGTAAATGGGGAAAATGAAAAAGCCCAGGAAAAATCCTGGGCTCCCGCATAACCGGCCATGTCGTTGATCGGTTTAGCTTTCTTCGGCGTCTTCACGGTGAAATGACACGCGGTCGAGTATGTCCGAGATGTCGTTGTCCTCGTCCACGTCGAGCTGGAGGTGTCCGTCTTCTATCTCCGTGACGAACGCCTGGTTCCCATGCCCGTCCACGATGCTGTCCGAGTCTGGGCCTTCGACCCACCCCGTGATAGCCTTCAGCTCCTCGAGGTCGATCGGATTGACACTGGTAAAGGTCTTCATGTCATCCTCCCGTGATTGCTTGCCACACGTCGGCCGGTGCGACGCGCGAGCTTTCGCTGGTCCACTGTTCGCGGTCCCAGCTCTGGCAGTTGGTGACCCAGTTGACTGCGATGAATGCGAGCATGAGCCCGAAGGTCGCAGCTGTCGCGGCACCTGCCAGCGCGGTTCCAAGTTTCTTGAGCATTGCGGTTCCTCCTTCTAGCCCTATCCCATCATACCACGGATCAGGGGAGAAATAAACCTCCAAATACCAGCGCCGATGCTGAACCAGAACAGGAAGCAATAGGCCAGCACAAAGGCCCAGAACCCAGCCCGACGCGTCACACGCAGCCAAGCCGGTCGCAGCTCGTCTTCCAGCGCTGCCAGCCGATTGGCCGTGGGCGCGGTGTTCCATTTGCCCCAAGCTTCCTGATCGGCAAGGGTCTGCCGAAGCCTGGCCACTTCAAGTCGTTTTGCTTCGCTCACGTCCGGCCTCCTCTATCTGTGCCAGTGTCCGGCCGCAGCCGACGCAGGTCTCGCCTTCCATGCGACATACCCCAATGCAAGGCGACTTCTTGGTTTTCGGTTTCCGGCACAACGCGGGGAAGTTGTGCCGGTGTCTGGCTTCTGCGGTCACGCTGTAGGTGCTCCAACCGCAGATGCAAGTCATCTTTTCGCTCCAGTGTCTGGCCATGGCTAGACCTTCACACCCACACGGGTCAGAGCCACTGCGACGCCCTGCCGATCATACTGCAGGGAGCCGGACCAGTAGGCATAGAGCCGGGCATGGACGAGCAGCTCCTTCCCGCTGAAGACGTGATCCCTGGTCAGGTTCCTCGCCTCAAGCATGGCCAGCTGATTGGCAAGCCAGAGCAGGTCTGCGTCGTCGTTCTCCCGCCCGGTCTGGCCGATCGTGTAGACCTCCGGCGCCCGCTTCGACTTCAAGCCGAGGTAGGCGAAGGGTATATGCGAGCGCCCGTGGTTCGGCGGATTGATCCGCACCCATTCCGCGATTACCGCACGGGCTTCGTGATCTTGCACAGCTTCGTCGAGGCGCTCTGCGGGGATGGTCATCCCGTAGTGCCCTTCGACCTCAAAGCCTTCACGCAGGCGCAGGGTCGTCGGTTTGTAGATGCTGGTGAACATGGCCTCGTTGGGCTTCAGCGCCATCACGAAGCTGGGCAGTTCCTCGATCCGGTGCCGGAGCAAATCGAAGTCAGAGCGACGTGCTTCAAGCCGCTTTTCGTGCTCGATCCGTGCGTCCCGGGTCGCTCGGTCGACCTCGGCGTCGCTCTCTTCGGTCTGTCTTCCGAGAGCCTCAGAGAGCCTCCGGCCGAGCCCACCTCCCAGTTTGAAATTGGTCATGGGTCAGTCCTCCGTCAGAGGGGTAAAGCGGTCGGCTTCGTCGAACATGGCCTTGGGCCTCGCCCATGTCTGGCCATCTTCGCCCTGATAGATCACCAGCAGCTCTTTGGTTTCCGAATGGGTGGCTTCCATCAGCTTGGTGTAAAGCCCGCCCTTCTTGTGCATGTGGGTATGCGGGCCGTTCGGACCGAAGCCGATCAGCTTGCGGCCGGCGACGGTGGCGCGGAACATGCGATTGTCGTGGGCGTGAGGACTGGGCTCCACGAGGTCGCGCATCTTCGCCTGGAGAGCGTTGGGGATGCGCAGCTTGGTTCCGTAGCCCTTCAGGATGAAGAACCCCGGCTCGTCGTCCACTGCCGCATAGTGGTGCGGGGTGGTCTCGATCCACTTGAGCGCCTGCTCAATGGTCTTGGGCGTCAGCTGTCTGGTCATCGGCTCAGTCCTTCTCGTCATCCTCGCAGAGAGCCATGAGCTCCTCCACGAGCTCGTTCTCGCGAATGGTTTCATGAAGCCCGCCGTCCCAGTCATTGCGAGCGCGGTGGGTCGCAATCTTGGCGTCGATCACTTCCAGCAGCTTCTTGGCTTGCTGCTTGGTCAGGCCTCCGGGCAGGTCGGTGAAGTCTTCCTCCCTCGGCGCTGGATCGCGTCGAGGTGCAGGACGGCGGAGGCTCTCGGCCTCCTGTTGGCGCTCCTCGTCGAGCATGCCCATGTCAGCTCTCCCGTCTGCCGCTGGCGAACGTCAGCGAGACGTCGTGGGCGGGATAGACCCGAGTGGACCCACCGATCGGCCAGCAACCGCCGCTCTGCAGGTTGACGATCCACACGGAGCCCTGCGGGGTGTTCTGCTCGACCTCGGCCGGAGGGCTCACGACCATGTGGGGAGTGCCCTCCCGCACAAAGACGTCACCCTTCTCCAAGTTCTTCAGGTCGACAGGCATGAATGCTGCACGCTCCTGGTGCTTGATCCGATGCGGTCTCAGGCGGTTGGTCTCACGCATTGTTGCCTCCCATGGCTTTGCGGAAGGCCAGCTCGTCGGCCGTCGCGAGGCGAAGGTTGGAGACGTCAGCCAGCGAGCCAGCTTCGAGCCGAGCTTTGCGGCGGGCTTGCTCCAGGTTCGTGGCCATGACCGAGCCTTGTCCCCGATCGCAGTCATAGAGATAGGTCTGGAGCTTCACCGGCTCAGGCGGGTCGGTCATGTCCCGCACGATGTCGTGAACGGTCTTGTCCGCCTGGGTGAGCGTTGCATCCCACACGACCTGAGCCAGCAGCTCGAGGTCAACCGGTCCATGGACCTGGAGCACGTGAGGCTCCTCGGTCTGGCTCACCACCAGGTCAGAGATGCCCGACTGGTCGTGCTGGCGCTGAAGCTCCGTGGCCATGGCCAGCACGATGGGTTTGAGGATGGGGTTCATGGTTTGGTCTCCTGTCTGGTTGATCGGTTTGGTGGAGGGATGCGGACCTCACATGGTCCGCATCTTGGTTGCTTCGACGTCCTTCTGCCACGCCACAGGGTCAGCCGCCATGCAGAGCGCGACCTGTCCGACGAGGCGGAGGGAGAGGTTGTAGAAGCGGGTCTGGTGCTCGGTCACGAAGTCCAGCACTTCCTCGCTCTGCTCCTCGGTCAGTCCGAAGTTCTTCACCAGCATGCCTTCGGCGCCACCCGCGACTTGGCGGATGCGGATCATGAAGTCCCGGCGGGTCCGCAGGGTGAGGCACAGATACATGGAGCGGTCAATCAGAGCCTTGAAGTGCTCGGCGTCGCGCTTGCCCGACTGGATGATTGCCTCGAAGTCGATGTTGGTGAGGAAGACCACATGCCCGCGGAACTCGAAGCGGTCGGGGATGCCGTTCTCCTCAAGCCAGCGAGCTTCCTTGCGCCAGCTGATTGTGCGGATTGGGGAGCTGTCGAGCGCACCCTTGAGCAGGTTCAGCGCCGTCTCGTCGCGGAACACGTCGTCCACGTCGTCCAGCACGAGGATGCCGCCGTTGCGGGTATACCACAGAGCCTGGTAGAGACCGACTGCGGAGATGGAGCCCGACACGGTGTCATAGTGGAGCTGACCGTCAAGGTCTGCGTCCATGTCTGCGATCGCATCAGCGCCTTCCTCTTCGAGGAGCGTCTGCTTCTCGGGACCGTCGGGGAACCGCTCAGCGAGCGCCTGACGGACCGTGAAGGATTTGCCCAGTCCCGGAGGGCCCGAGATGATGAGCGAGGGAACCTTGCCGGCGACGAGGCGCCTGGTCATCCGCTCCATCGCATCATAGCGGATCGCAATCCGCGACTCGGCTTCCTCGAGGCTCTCCGTGGGGTCAGTCTCAGGAAGTGCCGCAGCGCCGAACGCCACCGTGGGGCGGACGAAGACCTGAGGAACCTGCTCGCCGTCTTCGCCGGTCGGAACATAGCTGGCATTCGGTGCCCGCTGGAATTGATGTCCTTCGCGCTTCAGGCGGGACTTGACGGAGGAGACACTCGCAGCCGTCGTGGTGGAACCCGGAACTGTCCGGCGAACGTGGGCGGCAACACTGTCATTGTCCGCCGCAGGGTTCGCGTTCAGGAAGTCCAGTATGGCGTTGGTCACTGCATTGGACACTGTAGTCTCCTGTCTCGTTAGTGTCAGTCAATCAATACAATCATGATGTCACAGTCAGTCAAGCTTGTAAACGCCCTTTTGAGAAAAAAGAGGGGAGAATACCCGCGTGAGACTGGGACCAGTCGGTCAGTCCATATAGAGGAGAGGCGAACAGGTCGGATGCCTCTGTGGTCTCCATAGGAGGTCCGTGGTGGCTTCCGTGGCCGATCGTGTAGGGTTGTCAGCCTGGAGGTCGGAGGTCACCACGGAGCTCCTATGGAGGCCGTATGGCTTGCGGGGAAGTGGCGCCGAGCCATGCGGTTTATGCAAAGCAGGTATGGCCCAGGAGCATAGCTCCTAGGCCGTGGGTAAGTCCTGCGGGTGAGAGATCGCGGGCCAGTTCAGCCCGGGGGCATAAGGCCGGAAGGGTCGGTCGGGACCAGCTCCATGCCCTTCCGCTCGTATCGCTGTCCGCCCATGGAGAGGTGCAGGATCGCATCCACGGGGATGGACCGATAGCCCTGCTTCTGCATGTCATAGACGGAGAGAAGCCCGTGGTCTTCAGGCTTATAGCCCATCGAGCCTCCGTGCGTGCCTTTCGTCACGCCCGTGCGGCACAGCATCTCTCGGATTGTCCCGTCGGTTCGCTTGACGAACTCCACGGCGAAGATATGCCCGCTCTCACGGGCACGGTCAACGAACTCCTGCAGGGTCATGGTCTGTCTCCTTTCTGTCTGCTAGGTTTGATGATGGCACAGTTCGAGGGGCTTGTAAACGCCCCTATTCGTCTTCTTCGTCCTCCCGCATATATTCGTCCATCTGGTCATACTCGATCCGCCAGTCGACTTCCGTCCAGTCGTTGGTGACGAGCTCGACCCGTTCGCGGGTGGAGTAGTCGCTCACGTCGTCGGCGATGAACTCGAACACCTCGCCCTTCTCGGCGTCGGTCAGCGGGGTGAAGGGAGCCGTGGCTTCCAAGTCCTCAGCGAGCTTGGTATAAAGCTTGGTGAGGTTGGCAAGGTCAAAGCTCAGGACCTCCTCGGCTTCGTCGGTCAGAGGCTTCTTGGCCGACTGCAGGATATTGGTGATGGCTCGAAGGTGCCGAGCGATGTGGTGGGCGTTTGCAGCTTGGTTGTCCATGGCAGGTCTCCGGCGTTGTGGGTTTAAGCTTGCGGGTGGAAGCCTTCGATCTTGGCGAGGGTCCAGCCGTCGTTCACATTGGCGAGGAGCTCGGTCTGACCCATGCAGAGCTCGTCGCACAAGTCGTCTTCGGTCCTCGTAGGGCAGATGCGAGTGAGCGCCTCGAGCATGGCCATATTGGCGTCGCAGTAGTCATGCGTGGCGCAGGTGGCATCAGCCCTGTGGTTGTTGGTTTGATCGACTTCGGCGAGCTGGTCAGCAGTCAGCCACTCACGCATCACCGTCTTGAACGTGTCAGCGATCAGTCGTGCGGTTGGGATGGTCATGCTTGGCTCCTGTCGTCTCAATCATTCATGCAATCAGTCTATCATGCTTGACTGGCGGTGTAAATGCCCTTTGTGAGGCTTTGAGGACTTTTTCCCCACGATCGTCCAGCACAGTCCGGTCAGGTGTGTGGGTCCGTCCGACCTGTCCGACGTCTCAGGTCGGTCGTGAGGCCTTGCGGTGGTCCGTCCGACCTGTCCGACCTTCGGAGGCCTTCCCTCCGTCCGACCTCGGAGCTTTACGTCCGACCTGCTCCGGAGGCTTGAAGGCAATAAAATCAACGCCTTGTCCGACCTGTCCGACGAAAACGCAGCAGTTCCTTATACGACGAAAAACGAGCCACACGGATCAGGGGAGGATCGGTGGATCGGTTTTTTCGCGTATAATGATTTTAGAAAAAGGTCGGTCAGGTCGGACGAAAGAGCATAAGCTACTGAAAACACTGTCTTTTTTCCGTCCGACCTGCTCGGTTCTCCAGCATTCAAGGTCGGACAGGTCGGACGTAAGGGCCCGTTGCTGGTCGACCTGAGTGCGATGCGATCTAAGCTGCTGGACGGAAAGGCCCCACTCCAATGATCGCCGCAGTCAGTCAATTGATCCTCGCCTCGCGTGCGAAAACCAACTGACTGATCGTCTGCGACCGACCTGAGGTCGGACGTCACTCCCCCGCAGTCTCCTCGGAGGCCTTCGCGGGCTCCGTTTTGGCCTTCGCGGGCTTGCGGCGCGAGGGAACCTCGACCCCGTCCCTGCGGAGGTCCATCGCAACCGAGGCGAGGGAGCGGGCGGTGGTCTTCGCCGTGGGATACTTGGCGACGATCTTGGCCACGATGTCGGCATAGGGCTCGTCCGAACCAGTCAGGAGCTCGATGGACATGGCGCCGATCGCCCCGCGAGGGATCAAGGGGGCTTCCTTTTCCTCGGTTTCGTCCGTCCGACCTTCGACGTCGGACAGGTCGGACGGCTCGTCGATCGGGTCGACCAGCTCATTGCCATTCTCGCCCATCGGCATGGTCGGATCAGTCTGATCGACCGTTTCGCCTTCGTCGACGTCGCCGAGTTCTTCAACCAAGTCGGCGATCGTGCTCTCGAGCTTCTCGCGGCTGGACTTCCAGTTGGCGAGCTCGGTTTTGCCAGCGCGGACGCGGAGGACGTTCAGCTTGGCGAGGAGTTCTTTCGTGGTCATGGTCTCATTCCTTCTAGGTTGCTGGTCTCTCGGACTCAGTGGGTTCAGATTACCCCTTATTGGGGGACTTGTAAACTGGAAAGTTGGCTCGACGGGAACTTTTTTCCTGCGACCTGGCTCATCAGCGGTTGGGAAGTCACCCGCAACCGGACACCCCGCAAGGGGCGTTTCGCCTTAGACCTTGACCCCCACGAACCTGCAGAGCTCCTCGAGGTCCTCACAGGCCTTTCCTGCAGTCCCCACGTGGCCCCAATGGACCTCGTCAGGATTGACCTCCATATGGTCATCGAAGTGCGACTTCAAGGCTTCCAGAAGTGCAACCGCTCTCGCGACGTTGCCAATAAAGGCTCCCTGCGGATCATTCTTGAGGGTCATAATAGGGCTCCTGTGTAGGGACATGGCTCATCAGTGCGGGGATGTCACCCACCCGCAGACACCCATATGGGTGTTTCGCCTATATCGCAGAGGTGATGCGAATGACCTCCTCCCAATCATCCCCGTGATAGAGTTGTGTGTCAGACGCCATATCCATCACACTGAAACGGGAGCATTCGGGGAACTCCCTATCAGACGCCACAGGAAAGTCAACATACACATACACCTCTTTACCCACACACCATGAAGGGCACGCATCATTGTGCCACGAGGTGTCCTCCCACGTGGGAGGAAGAGAGGGGAGGGAGGAGAGAGGGTAGGTGGGGAAGGCGGTGGAGACACTCATTGTCATACTCCTCTGTGTCGCAGTCATTCAATACAATCAATATAGCCCACTAAGGGGGAGATGTAAACAGGAAAAGGGGGAAAAATCCATGTATTTTCGTCATAGCAGGGATGCAGAAACTGCATGGCTCATGCCACAATTCTGCCACATTGCTGTGCCCAGCCAGCTGTGTCCTTCCAGCCACACTGTGACGAAAACAACCCACTTCCGCTGAAAACCACGCCGGCGTCCTGGGGCTCCAAGACACAGCGCAATCAGCTTTCGGCCCCATCTTTCCCCAGCAATCGGTCTGAAGGGGTCCCTGGAAAAATAAAAAAGTGGAAAATAGCCCCATCTTTCCCCAGCGAAGCGGTTGAATGGACCTATCGTCACCCAGGATAGCTGTTTGATTGGCAAACTGGCAATCTGGAGTTCCATCTCCCTCTATTTTGTGCCAAAATACCCAGGTTGCTTGGAACCAAGGAGCACCTCAAGGGGTTATATGTAAGAGGGACCAATCCCGATCCCTCAAGTTGCCAAACAGGAGTTCAAACATGACCACTCAGCGCAGAAAGGCCCTCCGGGCCGACGTCAATCTCAAGCATGGAGGCCCGGCGGCCACGGCAATCGCGCGGTTGCTGGTCGACCAGAGCCTGAACTATGGGGAAATTGCCAAGCGTGTGCGTTCGACGCTCCCCGGAGCTCGCACGTCCAGCCGGTCTGTGGCGTCGGTCGCCAGCCGTCTGCGTCGGGATGGTTACAAGGTTCCTGATCGCCGATTTGCCGCCTGAGGGCAAGTGCACCTCCCAACACTCGATGGCTCCCAGGATGACCTCCTGGGAGCCATATTAGTCTCCAGGCTGCCACCGGCAAAGGCACGCCCCAACGGAGACAGGCAAATGACTGACCAGCCCACCAAGACGTCCATCCACCAGGACGATCCAGACTTCGACGAGTTCGAGGTCCGCATCCATGGAACCCCCCATCGCCAACGTCATCTCAGCCGACGTCGAGAAGCGCGAGGTGTGGGTTCATGACGGCGCCGACGTGACCAAGGCTCATGAGCTGAAGACCGGGAGCATCACTATCTCCCCAAAGCAGCAGGCCTCCGCCGGCCGGACCTCGCGTTCCCGCCGCTCAACCTCTGGACAATAGGGCGACGCCCGTGATCCAGTTCTTGGCCATGGCCGTGCTGTTCGGCCCCTCTGCCGTGCTCACGGCCCTGGCTCTCCGCAACGCCTATCTGGAGGCCAAACATGAAGACCCTTTACACCCGTGACGCTTCGGGAGCGACGCGGTTCTGGCGCATGGAACTGAACCCCGACGATCCCACACAATATCGGACCATCTCCGGGGTCCTCGGTGGCACTGAAGTTCCGACTGCATGGACCACTGCCACCCCGAAGAACGTCGGTCGCGCAAATGCCACGACGGCAGCTGAGCAGGCCATCGCTGAGATGGAAGCCACCTACCGGCAAAAGCTGGATCGCAAGTATCATGAAGACCCCAACAATGTCGGGGCTCACAAGTTCTTCGCGCCCATGCTCGCCAAGACCCTCGAGAACAGAACCAAGCAGGTGCTCGGCCGCGTCGCTTTCATCCAGCCTAAGCTCGATGGGTATCGCTGCGTGGCGTCCGTTGGTGGCCTGCACAGTCGACAGGGCAAGCCTTGGCATCTCCCGCACATCGTCGAAGCCCTGCAACCCTTCTTCGACGAGGACCCGGACCTGCTCTTTGATGGGGAGCTTTACAACCATGACCTGCGGGATGACTTCAACACCCTCGGCTCGCTCATCAAGAAGGGCAATCGGTCGTCGGCCGAGGAGGAGCGCGTCCGTTCGACCATCCAATACCACGTCTATGACCTCCCGGGGCATTCCGGAGGCTTCTCGGCGCGTATCGGGGAACTCCACACCGTCTATGGCTACTCGAAGGGCCTCGACGATCCCCTCTATGACGGCCCTATTCGCCTCGTGGCAACTCATCCCATCACCACTCAGGGGAGCATCGACGAGCTCTATGCGGGCTTTATGGAGCAGGGCTACGAAGGCGCTATGGTTCGGCTTGACGAGCCCTATGAAGTCGGCAAGCGCTCCAAGTCGCTGCTGAAGCTCAAGGACTTCCAGGATGGGGAGTTCGAGCTCGTCCGCGTCGAGGAAGGGCTCGGCAACTGGGCCGGTTATGCCAAGACGGCAACTATCCGGCTGAAGGACGGGCGTGAGCAGTCCTCCGGCATGCGCGGCAGCCGCGAGTTCCTGGCACAGGTCCTGCGGGACTGGAAGCGGTATAGCCAGGTGACTGTCCGCTACCAGAACGTGACGCCTGACGGGTTCCTGCGCTTCCCGATCATCGTCGACTGGCATGAAGGTGAGAGGAGTTACTAGGCCATGGCCAAGAGAGCCTTTGAGCGCATCAAGGAAGGGCTCGAGGAGGCAAAGGACCGCGTGCAGACGGGGTCCTTTATCCACTTCAATGAGCAGCCTCATCTCGATCGCCGTCCACACAAAACCCGTCGCTGGTCGGTCACGTCCCTTTATGGCGATCCGCTGGGCCAGATCAAGTGGTGGAGCCCCTGGAGGCGCTACTGTTTCTTCCCCAACCCAGATACTGTCTTTGAGCAGGTCTGCATGCGGGAGATTGCGGATTTTGTGGAGAACAAAACTCGCGAGCACAAAGCGACGGTGGCCAATCCAGCATCTGACTGACAACCTGGGCCTCCCTTCAACAGAAAAAGGAGGCCCAGATGCGGGCACTAGTCACCCTTGCACTTCTCGCAGTCCTAGCAACCCCTGCCGTCGCCCAGTCGGGCCTCGCCAGCTGGTATGCTGAAGGCCACACGACTGCAAACGGGGAGCCCTTTCGACCCGACGGCCTTACCTGCGCTCATCGCTCCCTTCCCTTCGGCACTCGCGTTGAGGTGACCTACAACGGACGCTCGGCAATCTGCCGGGTGAACGATCGCGGCCCATTCATCGGAGGCCGTGTGCTTGACCTGTCCCGTGGCATGGCGCGGGCTATTGGTCTGATCCACGTCGGAGTGGCGCGGGTCTCCTACCGGGTGCTCTAGCGAGCTGCTGGCTTGCGCGGGCCCGAGGCCCGCGCTAGCCTGCGAACATGATTTCAACCAGGCGGGCCAATCCATGAGCAGGAACAGCAGCATTGAGCCTGGCTTCACCGACGAGGACATCGAGGCCGTCGGCGACGCCGCTCTCGGTCTTACGGGCCATGAGGACAACGACGCAAAGGCCCGCAAGAAGATGATCCGGGTCGGTGCTGCGCTCGGTGCTCGTGGGATCGTGACCGACAAGCGCAAGGCAATCTTCATCCGCACTCTTGCCCAGACGGGCATTGTCGGTCGGTCGGCCACTGCTGCCGGCTGGCCCCGCGGGTATGCCTACACGGTTCGCCAGGAAGACCCCGAGTTTGCCAAGCTGTGGGATCAGGCTGTCGAGTTCGCCACCGACGCACTCGAGGAGGCCGCCCGCGTTCGCGCTGTCGACGGCATCTCCAAGCCTGTCTATCAGCAGAAGGAGCTTGTGGGCTATGTGACGGAATACTCCGACACCCTGCTCGTCCAGCTGCTCAAGGCCAAGCGCCCGAATGAGTTCCGTGAGAACGTCAGCGTGCAGGCAGACGTCAAGGGCGGCGTGCTTGTCGTTCCTGGCGTAGCTTCGACGGACGCATGGGAGAGTGCCGCTGGCGCCAACCAGGCAGAACACCGTGGAAGCCAGGGCGACCAGGATGCCGATCCTCTCGCCTAAGACAGGAGAGCAGGATGCGCATCTCAGTTGACAAGCGCGACAAGGGGCACCGGTTTGACATTGACCTCACCCGTGTCCGTGTCTATCTCGACGACAAGCCCTTCACCCGTGCCGTTACGGCGGACGAGGAGGAGGGCTTGATCGTTGCCCACAAATACTCTGAGGATGGGAAGCCTGTGCTCAATGACGAGCGCAACGCCTTTGTCCTCGAGACCCTGCGGGGCAAGGTTCGGATCGAAATCGTGGGCGACGACGGGCAGTCGATCCGCACTCCCAAGGTGGAAGTCAAGCGCGTCGGGGCGCAGTTCCATGTCCATGTCTTCTCCCGTATCCGCTCGAGCAACATTCGCCGCATGAAGCTGGACCCGGAGCTGACGAACGGCTTCAGCGAGGAGCAGCTGCGGCAGGCCTGCGGAATGGCCGCGGGTGCTGCGGCCGAACATCTCTGCGCCACCTTTGGTGACATCTTCGACCCATCGGCCGCCGCTCAGGCGGGCATCGAGGCCTGTGCCAAGCTGCTGGCTAGCGAGCAGTCCGGCACGCGTCACTGATGTAGGGAATATCGCTCCCACATAGACAGGAACTAGGCCATGGCCGCGCTTCCCGGAAACGTGGAGCGCGTCTGGTCCCCGCAGGCAGGCTCTCAAGAACTGTTCCTGTCCTGCCCGATCTTCGAGTGCCTGTATGAGGGCACTCGCGGCCCCGGTAAGACCGACGCGCTCCTGATGGACTTCCTCCAGCACGTCGGCACCGGCCTCGGTCCCGACTGGCGTGGCATTCTGTTCCGCCGCTCCCACCCGGAACTTGCCGACGTGATCGCCAAGAGCCAGAAGTGGTTCAAGCGCATCTTCCCCGGCGCCGAATACAACAAGGTGGAAAAGACCTGGACCTTCCCCGATGGGGAACAGCTGCTCCTCCGCCATATCAAGGTTGTTGAGGACTACAACTCCTATCACGGCCATGCTTATCCCTGGATCGGTTGGGAAGAACTTACCAACTGGGCTGACGACGCGGTCTTCCGCAAGATGTTCAGCTGCTGCCGTTCTTCCAATCCGCGTGTGCCCCGCAAGGTTCGTGCGACCTGCAACCCTTATGGCGTAGGCCATAACTGGGTCAAGCGTCGCTATCGCCTGCCGTCGCACCGTGGGGTTGTCATTCGTGATGCAGTGGACAGCGAGGGCGAATTGGAGCCACCGCGTGTCGCCATTCACGGGCACATCTACGAGAACCGCATTCTGCTGGACGCTGACCCTAACTATATCTCCCGCCTCCGTGCTTCGGCCCGCAATCCTGCGGAGCTCAAGGCCTGGCTCAAGGGCGACTGGGACATCGTGGCTGGCGGCATGCTGGATGATGTGTGGAACCCCAAGGTCCATGTGCTTGATCCATTTCCGATCCCGTCCAGCTGGCGAGTTGATCGCTCATTCGACTGGGGCTCGTCGCGCCCGTTTGCAGTCGGCTGGTGGGCTGAGAGTGATGGGACCACAGTCGAACTGCCCAATGGCCGCAAGCTTCACACGGTGCGAGGGGACCTGTTCCGTATCGCTGAGTGGTATGGGGCTAATCCGAAGGAGCACAACACAGGCTTGCGGATGACGGCGGCAAATGTCGCACTGGGGATCAGGGAGCGTGAAGCAAAGATGCTTGCCAGTGGGCTCATCAAGCGTCTGGTATCACCCGGTCCTGCCGACAATGCTATCTGGGACAGCGAGCCAGGGCATCCCTCCATTGCTGCAGATATGCAGGCAAAGGGTGTGCACTGGGAACGCTCGGACAAGTCTCCTGGATCGCGCAAGCAGGGCTGGCTTCAGATGCGCAAGCTCCTTGAAGATGCCCAGAAGTCAGCTCCTCGCGAGCAACCAGGCATGTTCATCTTCCGGACGTGTCACCACTGGCTTGACCTTGTGCCTGTCCTACCGCGGGACGACAAGGACCTTGACGACGTGGACACGGATGCTGAAGACCACCTTGGTGACGAGACCCGCTATCGGGTTCGCGCTGCCAGGAAGAACCTCAAGCAGGGCGGTTTCTAAGAGCGAGGGTGCCCCAGTCGGGGCACCCGCGCTAGTCTCGCTCTCAACGCTCAATAGAGGACAGCAACATGGCCGCCAGCGACCAGAACGCAGACCGGGGCATGCCGCAGGGCATTGACGAGAAGCCCGGTGTCATTCAGCGCCGGTGGGGCGACAAGAGCCCGCTCTCGGCTCCCGGCATTGCCAAGAAGCCGGAAGTGTGCACACCCATGGCTTCTTATCTGGCCATGGCCCCGAAGTGGGACATCATCGACACCGTTCTGGGTGGCACCGCCACCATGCGTGCGGCCGGTGAGAAGTATCTGCCCAAGCACCAGTATGAGGGCAAGGAGGCCTACAGTGAGCGCCTCGATCGGGCGACCCTCAAGAACTACACTCTGCGGACGCTCGAGAACCTGACGAGCAAGGCCTTCCGTGATCCCCCGCTCCTCAATGACGACGTGCCCGAGCAGATCAAGAAGCTGCTTGAGGACGTGGACACGGAGGGGAACAGCTTCCTGGTCTTTGCCCGGTCCTGGTTCCGCTCCAGCATCCAGCGAGCCTTTGGGTTCGTGCTGGTCGACCATACCCGCGCAATGCCGATTGCTGGGCGAGAGCGCACTCTCGAGGATGATCGCCAGGACGGCGTTCGTCCCTTCTGGCGTTTCATCGATGCTGCCGACATGCTGTTCCTGCGAGCTGAAAAGGTCAAGGACAAGGTCCGCGTCGTCGAAGCTCGCATTCGTGAGTGGGAGACGGAGCCTGACGGCTGGGGCACCAAGACTGTGGAACGCATCCGGGTGCTCAAGCCTGGTGAGTTCGAGCTCTATGAGAAGCGCGTGGTCCGCAAGGGCTCCAAGCCGAAGTGGGTGATCGTCGACAGCGGCCCGATGGGCCTCGACTATGTTCCCCTCGTGTCTTTCTACACGGCGCGGGATGGTCTTGCTGAAGGCAAGCCCGTCCTTGAAGACCTCGCCTATCTGAACGTCGAGCACTTCCAGTCGTCTGCCGACCAGCGCTCGATCCTGACTGTTGCTCGCTTCCCGATCCTCGCGGTATCGGGCGCCACGAATGCAGACCCCAACGGGGACCCGGTGGTGATCGGGCCCAAGAAGTGGCTCAGCGTCGCTGATCCTCAGGGGCGCATCTACTACGTGGAACATGCGGGCAATGCAATTGCCGCCGGCCGCACTGACCTTGAAGACCTCGAGGATCAGATGGCCAGCTATGGCTCTGAGTTCCTGCGCAAGCGGCCGGGTGCCTCGTCTGCGACGGGTCGAGCGCTTGACAGCGCCGAGGCCATCTCCCCGCTCATGGCGTGGGGCATGGATTTCAAAGACGCTCTCGAGCTGGCCCTGCAATACACGGCTGATTGGCTGAAGCTCGGTGATGACAAGGGCGGCACTGTCTCCTACCAGATCAAGCCGGACGTTTCCGTCGGCGAGAGCAAGGAGCTCGATGCTCTGGACAGCGCTCGCGAGCGTCGGGACATCTCCCGCAAGGCCTATCTCGGCGAGCTTCAGCGGCGCGATATTCTGGCGCCCGAATATAACGCCGAGGAGGATCAAAAGGAGCTGGACAAGGAGCCTCCGCCGGACACCGGAGCATTCTCGGCGACCATCTCGAGCACAGGCCGCGGAGCTGCTCCGAAGGCTCCGGGCGAAGGCGGAACGCCGCAGAAGCGCGGTCCGGAGCGCACGACCGGAGAGCCGCCGCTCAATGCGCAGTAAGTAACGGGATAGCTGGCCCACCCAGAGTGCATAATGGGCTGGCAATTTGGAAGCTCACGGCGTGAGGCCGGAGCACTAGCGGGCGTGATGCCCAGAGGAGAAAGACCATGGAGTTCGACTTCAGCGCCAACGGGACGCTCGACAACCTGGACAAGGTGCCCGAGCAGTTCAAGCCTGTCTACTCGCAGGGACAGGACGGCAAGTTCACAATCAATTCGACCATGAAGGGCATCGTCGACGCGATCACGGGCCTCAATGGTGCGCTGAAGAACGAGCGCAAGACCACCACGACCCTCAAGGGTCAGAAGGACGTGGCCTCCGTGGTCAAGGAGACCTTCGGGCTCGACACGATCGAGGAAGTCAAGGCCAAGATCGACGAGCTGACCCAGCAGGTCGCCGAGAAGTCCAAGGTCGACCCGGCCAAGATCAAGGCTGACATCGAGAAGGCCTTTGGCGTCAAGGAAGACGGCTACAAGGCTGACAAGGCCAAGATGCAGGCAACGCTCG